ACCACGGGACCAGTAACAAAGTACACTGCCGGTACTAGCGGAAGCTCGGCTTACACCTTCACTGGTCCGGGCGCTACTTCAGGAAATAATCCAAACTTTACCTTCTATAAGGGGCATACTTATCTGATTGACAATACGGCTAACGTGAGTAGCCACCCTTTGCAGATTAGAACGTCTTCTGGTGGGTCTGCCTTTACAACAGGTGTAACAAACAATTATAACTCCACAACTGGATTAACGCAGTTTATTGTTCCGCATGAACCAAGTGATACCTCTTTAGTATATCAATGCACTAATCATAGCGGTATGGTTGGGAATATAACGATAGTATGATGATATGAGCTATACATACACTACATTAAAGACGGCTGTAAAAGATTACACAGACAACCAAGAAACAATCTTTGTTTCTCATTTAGATACGTTTATTCGGTCTTCTGAAGAACGCATATTTAAAAGTGTTGATTTAGAGTTTTTTAGAAAAAACGCGGCGGGATCGATGACTTCTGGAAACCAGTTTATGGCTACTCCAGATGATTATTTAGCTTCTTTTAGTTTATCCATAGTAAACTCTAGCTCTAAAGAATTTTTGTTACAAAAAGATGTTAATTTTGTGCAGGAATATAACCCTAATTCGGCAACTACGGGTATTCCAAAATACTACGCCATGTACGATGTAAACAACTTTATAATTTCTCCTACACCAAACGCAGCGTTTGATACAGAGATTCATTATTATTACAGACCGGTTAGCCTAACAAAGAGTAAAGTTAATTTAACGGTAAGCAATGTTTCGGGAACATTTGCAGCTAATGAGACTATTACGGGCGGAACTAGCGGGGAAAGTACGACAATTAACTCAGTAACGTCCACTACGGTATTTGTGATAATTATTCCTACGGGAGATTTCACTGTTGGGGAAACAGTTACAGGGGGCACAAGTGGGGCTACCGGGACCGTTGTATCAACCTCTGCTGATACAACATTAACTTGGTTAAGTGAAAACGCACCTAATGCTCTTTTGTACGGAAGTCTTATAGAAGCATACACCTTTATGAAAGGTGAAGCTGATGTTATGAAGATGTACAGCGAACGATTTATAGAGTCCTTAGTTAGGTTAAAAGACTTAGGCGAGTCCCGTGAAAACGATGACGCTAACAGGCAGGGGCTACCAAGAAGGGCCCGTTCGTGAAAATTGCCATTGTCGGTTTAGGCGGCAGCTACGCAGATTACATTTCAGCTAGAGTTGCCTCTCAAGAATTTGATGAAATTTGGGGTATAAACTGTATAGGAGGTATCATACACGTTGATAGGACGTTTATGATGGACCCTGTATCTAGATTTATAGACACAGAAAAC